ATGTTATCATGAACTTATGGATATTCGTGGTGATGTTCTGGAATACTTGAAAACCAAACGTTGGGATTGATTTATGGATTTTTTGAAAGATATTGTAAAGGAGATTGGAGACGATTTCACAAAACTTGCATCAGATATTGATGAAACCGAAACTTATGTTGACACAGGTTCGTATATTTTTAACGCACTTGTTTCAGGGTCTATATTTGGTGGTGTATCTGGGAATAAGATTACTGCCATTGCTGGTGAGTCTTCTACTGGAAAAACTTTCTTTTCACTTGCAGTCGTCAAGAATTTTCTTAATTCCAATCCTGATGGTTATTGTCTATATTTTGACACTGAAGCCGCTGTTAATAAGTCTCTACTCGCAAGTCGTGGGGTAGACCTAAATAGAACGATAGTTGTAAATGTTGTCACAGTCGAAGAGTTTCGTACCAAGGCACTCAAGGCAGTAGATATATACTTAAAAAAACCTGAAGATGAACGCAAACCATGTATGTTTGTGTTAGATTCTCTGGGGATGCTTTCAACAGAGAAAGAAATTACTGATGCACTGAATGATAAGCAGGTTCGTGACATGACGAAATCTCAACTTATCAAAGGTGCTTTTAGGATGCTGACTTTGAAACTTGGTCAAGCAAACATTCCAATGATCGTTACCAATCATACCTACGATGTCATCGGTTCTTATGTTCCTACTAAAGAAATGGGTGGTGGTAGCGGTCTTAAGTATGCTGCCTCTACGATCATTTATCTTAGCAAGAAAAAGGAAAAGGATGGAACAGAAATCGTTGGAAATATTATCAAGGCAAAGACTGCTAAGTCGCGTTTAAGTAAAGAGAATAAAGATGTGGAAATTCGTTTGTTTTATGATGATCGTGGTCTTGATCGATATTATGGTCTTCTTGAACTCGGTGAGATTGGCGGACTTTGGAAAAATGTAGCAGGTCGTTATGAAATGAACGGCAAAAAAGTTTATGCTAAAGCAATCTTAAAAGATCCTGAAGAATATTTCACTGAAGAAGTGATGCAACAACTTGATGAAATTGCAAGAAAAGAATTCTCTTATGGAACGAATTGAAACAACTATTCTAAGAAATCTTGTATTTGATGAAGACTACGCAAGAAAGGTAATTCCCTTCATACAACCGGATTTTTTTGAAATTAAAACTGAAAAGACTATCTTTCAAGAGATAGTTCACTTTATCGTAAAGTACAATTCCACTATTACTCAAGAAGCTCTTCAGATTGAGATTGAGAATCGCACAGATCTCACTGAAGAAGAGATTAAACAATCCAGAGACATTGTAAATTCCCTACATAATTCTTTGGTAGAAAGTCAGTGGTTATTGGATACCACTGAAAAATGGTGTCGTGACCGTGCGATTTATCTTGCATTGATGGAATCCATCCACATTGCTGATGGTAATGATGATAAGAAAAATCGTGATGCTATTCCCAGCATTCTTTCCGAGGCACTTGCTGTCTCTTTTGATAATCATATTGGACATGACTACCTACAAGACTATGAAGAAAGATACGAATCTTATCACCGCAAGGAGGACAAAATTGAATTCGATCTCGAATACTTTAACAAAATCACGAAAGGTGGTTTACCTAACAAGACTCTTAACATCGCGCTTGCTGGTACAGGTGTCGGCAAGTCTCTATTCATGTGCCACGTTGCTAGCTCCGTGCTGCTCCAAGGACGGAACGTTCTCTACATTACAATGGAGATGGCAGAAGAGAAAATTGCTGAACGAATTGACGCCAACCTTCTCAATGTCCCGATCCAAGACTTGACAGATCTTCCCAGATCATCATTCGAAAATAAAGTTACTAGACTGGCAGAAAAAACACAAGGTTCTTTTATAATTAAAGAATATCCTACCGCTTCTGCACATAGTGGACATTTTAAGGCACTTCTTAATGAACTTGCACTTAAGAAGTCATTTAAACCTGATATTATTTTCATTGATTACCTTAATATATGTGCTTCCAGCAGGTATAAGTCAGGTGTTTCTGTCAATTCATATAGCTATATTAAGGCTATTGCAGAAGAACTTAGAGGTTTGGCTGTTGAAGCAAACGTCCCTATCGTTTCTGCCACGCAGACCACTCGTTCTGGTTATGGTAGCTCTGATGTTGACATTACTGACACTAGTGAATCCTTTGGTCTCCCTGCTACTGCTGATCTTATGTTTGCCCTTATTAGCACAGAAGAGTTGGAACAGTTGGGACAGATTATGGTGAAACAGTTGAAGAATCGTTATAATGATCCGACCATCTTTAAAAGATTTATTGTTGGAATTGATCGTGCCAAGATGCGACTTTATGATTGCGAGCAAAAAGCACAGGATGATATCCTTGACTCAGGACAAGATGAGGAGTATAATGATGAAGAACCAAAAGCAAAGAAATCATTTGAGGGATTTAAATTCTAATGTATTCTGTATTCAACCCACGTGGTGAAAAAATTGCCGACTGCGGTATTCTTCGTGATGCTGTAAATCTTGTCGGTATGAGAAATGCTAGATGGGATGGACATTACTATCAGTTCAAACCAGACTATCAAACGATTGATTTGGAACCATTTTCACAAAATCAACTTCCAACTATTAGAATTGCGGGACAAGAAATCCCTATTCAACAAGAACTACCGAACACACAACAAGAACTACTAGACCTATGAGTAACGTTGATACTAAAAAATACTTGGAGTTTGTCGATGCCGTCACGTCGAATGAAAGCAAGAACTATTACGATTTCGGGCAAAGGATTGCGACTTTACAAGAAGAGGGATTTCCTACCGAACGATTGCTTACTGCTGCTGTAGGTATGTCTGCAGAAGCAGGTGAGTTTACTGAGATTATCAAAAAGATTATCTTTCAAGGTAAACCCGTGAATGAAGAAAACCTATTTCATCTAAAACGTGAACTGGGTGATATCATGTGGTATGTTGCTCAGGCATGTATTGGTCTTGATATTTCTCTTGATGAAGTAATGGAGATGAATGTTGAGAAACTAGTTGCACGTTATCCTGGTGGTAACTTTGATGTCCACTATTCTGAAAATCGTAAAGAAGGAGACCTATGAAACTATTAACACTTGAAGATTATCAAAAAGCAGGAGAAACTTTCTGGCCTAAGTATTGGTATGTTGCCCAAGAACTTGGTGAAGGTGCAAGAGCAGAGGACATCTTAAAAGTTATGGAAGCTGTCGGTGGTGTTGCTCTTAAGTTTGCATTAGATGAAAAAGAAGGTCCATTTGGATTCAATAAAAAGGAAGAAAACACTAATGAGTGAACATCCAGAAATTTCAGAGTACGAATGGATCGATGATTGTTTCCGTGTATGGGAAACACGATTCGGTTTATGGTCAAGTGAAACCAAACAAGGTCGTAAAATGATGACCGGTCCCACAAAAGATGCAGTTATCACTATGACTCGATGGCATCTTAAGTGTGAACAAGAAGGTACACTTCATCTATATACCAGAGTTGTTAATTCTGGTGTTGTCGGAGGCAAACTCTGACTTTTTTGCCAACTTAGCTCAGCTGGATAGAGCAGGGTTTTTGTAAAGCTCAGGTCAACGGTTCAAGTCCGTTAGTTGGCTTAAATAAATAAACTTATAATGGTATAAGTAAAATAGAAATGAAGTCTTTCGGAGAATTCATTATTGAAGGTAGAGGTGGTAAACCTAAGTATAGTGATGAGTATGCAAATATTAATTTTTATAATCATCTTGTAGGTTCTTTGGATACAAAAGGATCTATTGGTAAAGAAATGCGGAAAGCAATCAAAGATAAGGATAATGAAACTATCTCTAAATTAATTGATCAGGAACTTGAAAATGCAAAGAAGGATTCAAAACATCCTCTTCATTTTGACAACGTAGATGATGATGGATTTTCTGGAAAGAAAAAAACTGATGCACATAAAGACTCTTATTATTCAGAATTAGAAAGAGCAGTGCCTGGATTTTTTAATCTTGTTAGAAGTGATAAGGGTAGAAAGATTTCTTCTCAAGGATATGTCGGTAGAGTTGCTGGTGGTGATCATGAAGCATCTAAAAAATCTTGGAAGGGCAATCCTAAAGGGCAAGGAAGATTTGATTATGTTTTTTCAGACCCATCTGATTCAAAAAAAGAACTTCGTGTAAGTGGTAAAGATTATAAAGGTTCTCAAGCAGGATCTGCACAGGCGGATCAGGCATCGGCAACATTGCAAAGAGGTGTGGAAGTTGCTGCCACTAAGAAAATGAAATCATCTCTTGGATCTCCACCAAAAAAAGAGAAGGGTGAATCGGAACAAGAATATAAGCAGAGAAGAACTGATATTAAGTTGGCAGCAAGAGATAAGAAAAGGGAAACTATTGCAAAAGGTGCAGAGAGAACTGGTGAAATTCGCACCATGATGAAGTCCACTAAAGGACAATCTTCTCAGCAACAGAAAGATACCTATGGTAAAGTTCAATCTAAGATTGGTGAGTTAGAAAGAGAAGTTCCTGGAACAAGTCGTGCTGCTGGACAGGAGATGGTCAGAGGAACTGGACAATTTTCTAGAGGTAAAACTGCCCAGGCAATGTGGACTACTGGGGGAAAATCTGGATCATTTAGAGATCCAAGACAACAATCAGTTTCATTGAGAGCAAGAGCTGGTAAAGGTGGAGGTAGGGAGATGGCAGTCACTGGTGACATTGCCGCATCTGATAAAGAGAAGAAAGCACAACAGGCAAGACAATCTTCATTTAAACAATTTCAGGATAAAATTCGTAAGTTGCCATACAGGCATCAGGCACAGGCATTGAGAAATGCACAGGCAAGACAAAGAATGCAAGGTCAATTAAATCAGGAGTAATCTTATGGCTAAGTTTGAAACTACTATGCTTCTTTTTCTTTCTAGTATAGAAGGAACTAAAAATGGTGACGTTTATGATGTAGTTCTTGGCAGAGATGGATTTGAAGTAATATCTGAAAAATCTAATAATAAATTTAGAGATGAAATAAAACAAATAGTATCTAAAAAATTTCAGAAGGGAAATAGAGCAGTTCTTGCTACCCGTGCTGGAGGTATTAGAATTATACCAGATGATATTTACATCAATTTTAAAAAGAGATCAAAAACGAAAAAAACTTCTAGTGGTAAAAAAGTACCTACTGCCATTCAAGAGGCAGGAAGTGCTTTTGTTATGGAACGAGTCCTTAAAAATGGTGCAAAGTTTGAAACACCAATATCAATAAAGCAAGATCAAAAAACGTATAAGGAACTAGAAAAAATTTTTGGATCTCATAAAGATAAACTGAATGATTGGATTCATAGTTATTTTGAG